CACCATTATTACTATATCGTGTAACATCGCGGACAATTCCCGGTTTGAACTGCAGTTTTGTATAGGCCATAGATAACTCTCCTAAAGCATTAGCTCAAAGTGCGGCGCATCAATAAACGGCCTACGCGCCTGTGATCTACGTGTATCTATGTACGAACACATAGCATGTTCTGCTGTGCCATCATAAGCACCCAAATCGTCGATAGTCCATGCAGCGCCCCACCGTAACTTAACACCTGCAGCCTCTGCGCCTTCTTTCATGGCATCGGCAATCTCATCGTACAGGTTAAGCTCCCACCGACCCCCACCGTTACAGTAAGCCATTAGGTCCACAGCATTACCATCAATGTGTTTTGACTTCATGGTTTGCGATGCGCCCTTTGCTACTAAAGCACGTTGCTCGTCTATTGTTCGCAGTCCGCAGATCACCGAAAAGTCTTGTTTGGTAACACCTATGGCGTACTTCACGACAGTTACCAGACTTTCGTCTACACCTTCTAGCCTTGACAGGCTTCGTTTTCCTAACTTGTAGCCCATAACTACTTCCCCACATATTTAGAGATTGCTCTATTTCCAAACCAAAACGCTAACACAGCACTAAATAAACCTGACGTTTCACCATCCCACATCAAGTCAACAGCTTGCATCCAATCACCACCTGCCTGTGTAACCTTAACCATAATCACAACTTTTGTGGCTACGAACAATCCGAAAAAGGCATAAGTAACAACAGGACGAACACTACCCCTGAGAGCGTTGATAAATCCTCCAGCGTCAATAGATCGGTCATGCTCATACAACCCTCTTGTTTCTTCAATGTCAGCTTTTTTATCTAACTCGACCAGCTTCATCTCAGAACGTTTCTGGGCAAGCTCTGTCTCTAGCTGCATCATTTCCATACGGTGCTTCTGCGCTTGGTTCGCTTTAAAATAGCTAAGAACCTCGGGGAGAAAAGAACTCCCAAAACCTAGCAAACTTCCCAATAATGCCATCATTTTTCGTGACTCAACCAGACAGCAAATGCGCCCGTCATGGCTCCCGTTACAACAGAAATTAAAGACGCTTGCTGCGTAGATAAGTCAGGCTGCGTTAGCGCCCATTCTATGCACCGTACATACACCACCGTCATAGTGAACATCATAAAACGCGGTAGCAGCTTATATTCTAGTATCTTCTTAAAAGCTATCTGCATTAGAAACCTCCTTTCAGGCCATCCAATATATCTGACAAACTAGGACGTTTGTCTTTCTTCTCGTAAAGACAACTAAACACTTTAGGGCACTCGGAAAAACTTTTTGTAGGGTAATGATAACCCAAACCTCCATACCCCGCTGTAAACCTGTAAACACACACCTTTTGACCGTTTTCGGCTGTAAGCCGTTTCCATAAATGACACTGCACATGGGTCGGGTTAGCGACTCCTGCAAGCGTTACTGATAGTATTAACGCATTTATCACTGTGTAGCCAACATTATTAAATACATACCACCACCTAGCATACACAATATACCCAGACTTAACCCACCTATAGCCATGTTATTCTGTATCTGGCGTTTGGCTTCCATAGCCTTATATACAGTTTCTTCTCGTTCAGCACGTATCTTACGGCGCATACCCAGCATCTCGTCGTAAGTCCCCAAGCCAAACCTATAGTCCAGCATGAACTTAATTTCTTTCTCTTTTTCAATTAAGGTCTTTTTGCGGATCACAATATCCATAGCTTCTTGCTCTATGTTATCGGTTCCATGCGTTTTCTTATCTAACCACGTTGGGTTTTTACGTTGGGTTTCTGCCCTGCTTATATCCGCAACGGCGCAATACCATTGTCCAAGCTGCTTGCTAACATCCTGCATCTCACGACCAGCGCCGACTAACATTTTTACGCCTTTAAACGCTGCGTTAGCTGCTGCAAAAGCTGTAACAGGGTCAATCATATACTGTTACCTCGTTAGGGTTGACTGATTTAGGTACACAGTAAGCTGTACCGTAATCTCTTGTTTCGGGGTATCCGAAGCGCCTAACTAAGTGTTCAGCGTACCAATTACATATATCTAATCTTTTAAAGTATAAATCAGTACTTATTGCCGCACGTTCTGATCCTATGCCTATATATAGTATAAGAACAAAAACGTGTACCACATGCTTACCCCATACGACTAAGAATTGTTAACAGCATAATGATTGTTGCACCAGATGTAGCTATAAGCACAGCCTCAAGTCGCTTGATCCTAGTAAAGACTTCCTTAAATTGGATTCTTACCTCTGTTTGCAAAGCCACAACATCCTTTTCTAGCGCGGAAACACGCTCATCTATATCTGCCATTAGCTAGGCTCAACGGGCCAAGTAACATTTGTGGGAAACCCAGATTGCGCTGGCACATCACGCAGCGATTGTCTGTAGGTGCGCCACGCGCTTGCCATTGTTACGTCAGAATTAGCCATCCAATCACATTCCGCTAGTCTCTTGTCGCGATCTTCGCGCACAGACGCCGCTGCACGGGTGTTGGACCCCGCAGCCCATGCCGCCTCTTCTGCATCCCGCGCAGTTTCTTCATTGGCAGTAAACTGCACCATGTTGCCATTAACGTTGTGGTATCGTGGCATTTTACTCTCCTATGAGTTAACTAAGCCGTACATAGTGATTTTTCCTGATGCTATGTTACCACTTGCAAAGAAAAATTGAATTGCATTTACAACTGTAGCAGCTTTAGTTTTACCACCCCGACCTTGACCACCATAAACTGTGTTATCATAATGAGACAGAATACCGTCTGCAAAAACATAAGTACTTGTATTTAGGTTAGGGTTAAGTATTCTAACATCTAATGACCCACCTTCTGTTGAACCATTACCAAAATTAGTATTCGTTAGAGGTATATAAGTACTATCTCCTGCACTAATACCAGTTACGCCAGCCCTGATGTAGCTATCACTTGCAGATAGATAATTAGAACCACCGTCAACAGACACTCTCACGCGAAAAAATTGTGCATCTGATGCAGGAACCATATTGCCGCAAGTAAAAAGATAACTGTCATATTTACTTGAATCAAAGCCAGTAAAATTAGCAGTTGCTGCGTTACTTACATCAGTAGAAGATATAAACTCTAAACCACCACCGATCTTTGTACCCATATAGGTAGCCAACCTAGTCATTGTAGCTTTACGATTAGTGCCACCCGCACCATCGTCTACAATCATTAAGTCTGCATCAACTAAAGCTGCACCAATATCTGTGCCGCCATCAATATCTAAATCGGCAATGTTTATACTGCCATCAGGAAACGTAGGAGTACCCGCAAACGTCACACCCGTTGTACCATCTGCAACTGATGCCACCGTAGCGTTAGCACCGTTCTTTATGATAACGTCTGTAGTGCTACCATCGCCCTTGAGAACCAAGCCATCAGAAGCTGTGGTTGTTACAGAGGATGACGCGAATCCTGCAAGGTCTCTAGCTTTAGTCATGTCTTATTCTCCGTTAGGGTCCAGCGGTACAAATGACGGACTACTTAAACTTGCTGGGTACTCCGCATTAGATGGCAAGTCACGTAAAGCCTGTCGATACGTTGACCAAGTAGTGGTAATTGCAGGAGTATCAGACAACATCATCCAATCAGACTCTTGTAATTTTAGGCTACGCCATTTTTTAAAAGCAGGGGAGAGAGGCGGGACAATCTGTTCCTCGCAATATGTCAAAAAAGAAGTCATCGTAAGTTCCCCTTATCAATATATATGCTAGTGCTAGACAACGCCGTGCCAAATATTTTTGCTGATGATAGGTCTGTTATTTCCGTTATAACTGCACTGTCTGCTGGAAGTCCGTAAGATTTCCCAGCAGTTAAACTTGAAACGCTTGTGTTTATACCGCCCATAACCGTGACTTTGCCACTGGCTCCATTACTAATGTTCTCTTTGGCAAGGCCAACAAACTTAGCCATAGCGTCATTTTTAACTAGGCTCTTAGCTTTATTGCTATTTTCCCACAGCCAACAGTTCCTTGTAGAATTTACGTTTACAAAATTTGGGCCAGCATCTGAGGGAACAGTTCCATCATTAAGCCATTGCGTAGTATCTGCGCCGTCAACGCTTATTGTGTTGCCGCTGCCAAAAATTATTTTGTAATAATAATTATAGCCACTTCCAGTAATCATTGTCCGTTGAATAACAGGGTTGTAATGAGGGCTAGATAATATTGATACAGGCATGTCTATGCGCGTCCCAAATGTGACGCTTGTTCCAGATATAGTCCCCGCCACGACTTTCGCACCAGCGCCCGGATGATATTGCATTATGTGCCGATTTGCCGTTGGGTCATAGGTAGTGCCTAGATAATAAACTGTGCCAGTTGTTTCAAAAGTAGCTTCAGAGCCTGCCGTTACGCTCGTTCCAGAAACAGTAAGAACTTTAGCCGCTCCGTTTCCATTACCTTTTTTATAAGCACAAAGGTATTTGTTTGCAGATGTATCGTAAGTTAGCCGTGGGTAAGCATGTGAAGTACCACTACTAATTTGAAGAGGGTTACCAAGACTTACACTTGTGCCGCTTATGGTGGCAACATGCGCCCATATTCCAGAAGTTGTCATGAAAGCTATAAGCGAAGATTGAGTGTCGGGGTTGTATAGAACTTGACCTTGCTGCCCTGCGCTACTGACTTGGAGTATTGTCCCAAACGAAACGCTCGTGCCACTGACTGTAGCTACAACAGCATGTCCAGTATAAGAGCCACTAGCGTTGTACCAGTAGATTAAAAACTTCCCTGCGTTTGCATCGTAAGTCACTTGAGGTGAGTATTGGTCAGTATTGCTAGTTATTTCAGCCTCTGAACCCCACGAAATCGTTGTTCCTGTTATAGTGCCGACATAAGCTGCTGGCCCATTATTAGCAGAGGTTCCTATAACAGCCAAAACTTTACCATTGCCATCTGTAGCTATGCCCTGTGGAAAATATTCTGGACTGTAAGGGTTACGAGTTCCAACTTGAACTACGCCACTTTCTGCTTGTCCCATAACCTCAACAGTGCCGCTTGAATTTATACCTACAATGTTTCCTGCCGTGATGCTGCCATTGGCGGTAAACTCTTGCTCACCGCCGCCTGATGCCGCTACCCAGCTAATGTCATCAGCACCAGCAGTCAGTACTGTGCCTGTTGCGCCTTTGCTTAGTCTTGCTGTAGCTGCGCTGCTGTTACCATAAATGATAGAACCGCGAGGCACTGCATCTAACGTGTTTAGTTCAGCCGCCGTGCTTGTGACGCCAAGGTTTGGTAAAGTTACACCGAGGTTTGTTCTTGATGTAGATGCACTTACTACATCCGACAGATTGTTTGCAGCGGCTAACCCACCACTAGCTACAAAGGATGTAAACGCTACAATCTCTATAATGTCATTAACCAAAGCAGCGGTAGCCAATACAACGTCAGAGCCGTTGGTCGCGGTGTAATCGGCAGCAGCTAGTTTTACGCCGTTCATATATACATCGACAAAACCTACGCTGTACCCGCTTGTAGCAAAGGTGGTCTGCCCTGCCGTAGCAGTAAAAGCCTGACGCTTTTGCGTGGCCTGTGGTACTGGCTGTGTGCCTATGTATCCTGACATATTTTACTCCGATTCTTCAGGTCTTAACTTTTTTGCAGGATCAACCCACGCAGAATTAGCAGACCATGTTGTGCCATTAAACAAATATTTATGGCCCACCCAATCACTAGGTGGTGTAACACCAGTATGCAGTGTAGTGTCTCCGCTATTACAGTCCCCAATAATTAAACTCTCAGGATTTCCAATCACAATATTTGTATCTGTTATATTTACAG